CATCCAAGTATAAACCGGAGCTGCTTGGGGACTCTCTTGAGGAAAAGGCGCTGATTGATCAGTGGACTTTCTGGGGAATGCTGGAAGTGCAGCCCCATCTTCACATGATAGGTTTCCAGAAATTCAGGGTTCCGGCGGATCAGCGAAATGAAAATGCGATTCAGGAGGCCATGAATACGCTGGCCGTTGTATTTAAGATTCTGGAGGAGCATCTGTCTGACCGGAAATACATCCTGGGCGACAAGTTTACCCTGGCCGATATCAATCTCGGAACAGTTGTTTTGGGGGCGCAGTTCGCGGAATATGATTTAGCGAAATACGCTAATATCAACAGATGGATGCAATTGCTGCTCAAACGCCCATGCTTTAAGGAAGGTCTGGACGCGCCGCCCCCCAAATAGAAAAACAGGGCAAATTGATCACGTCTCACTAATCCGCAATTGAAAAAGGTGTAAAAGGTTTGGATGTCATTTGTTTGCTGCGTTACTTCCACCAAGCATACCCCGGCTGAGCCGGGGTATGCATATCTTTCTAAAGATCCTTCCAATTTCAAACTTCTCTTCCCAGGGTTTAGTAAAGCTCTTCTTTGAGTATCCTGTAGAAGTTATCCCTTGCCTTTTTTTCTTTCCATGGCATATGCCCGCAATTTTCAAGAAGATGGAAACGAAAGTCCTGAATAACAGCGGATAAGGGTTTCAGTACCCCTTCTGCGGGATGGGGATCATAATCACCGTGGATCGCTGTAACAGGGCATTTGATCCTGCCGGCAAGTTTAAGAAGATCGCCGCTGCTTCTCAATTCATCCGCTTCATTCCATTGACCAGCGAAACGAAAAATGCGACAAAACTAAACACAAATTGCGACAAAATTTAGCGAATGCATGATATCAAATTTTGGACATAAAAAACCTGTTCGATTTCAATATCTTGAATCGACCAGATTAATTTTTATTAACTAAAAAGTTAATTTTTATTAACAACCTTCAGCTAATTTAAAACGCCTCAAAAATAGTTGTTTGCTGCTCTCTTGGCTTCGGTACTCCTCCCGGCCAAGTTCCATATATTAATTCTTTACACTCCGCCTGGTTTTGTCCTCCTCCTACAGTATATTTATAATCCACTTCAACCATTGGCAAATCCGCAAATAATTGCCTGATGTCGGGATGATCATTAATTGAAATAATCATCTATCCTTTAATATCATGGGCCAGTTTAACTATCTCCTGATACTGCTCCCAGCTAAATTCGATCCCATACCCTTCTGTTTGCCAGTATGGTGGATCACAATAAAAAAGCGTATGGGGCCGGTCATATTTCTGGATAACATCAAACCATTGTAGTTGCTCAATAGTAACACTTGACAGCCTGAAATGGGCCTCCTGTAAATCCTGTTCAAGTGTAAATATATTGAATCTTGGCCTGCTAGTTGTGGCGGTTCCGAATGTCTGTCCTGACGCCTTACCTCCGAATGTCAGTTTCTGTAAATACAAAAACCGGGCCGCCCTTTGAACATCTGTTAGTGTTTGCGCTGGTGTTTCCTGTAGCCATTCCCAGTTTTGACGGCTTGTTAACACCCATTTAAACTGCTTGTAAAGTTCTTCTAAATGATATTTTACAACCCGGAACAGGTTGACAATTTCTCCATTGATATCGTTTAAAACTTCAACCTCAGACGGTTTTTTAATAAAAAACAAAGCCGCTGCCCCGCAAAAAGGCTCACAATAACACTGGTGCTCTGGGAAAAGAGGTAGAATATGGTCAGCGAGTTTCCGCTTGCCCCCTATCCAGGGAAATATAGGCTTAGTCAAGAATACCTCTATTTACAAATTGTCCCGGCTCTGCTTTAATATGTCTGGCCGCGGCCATTTGGGGCAGATCCGGTAACGGGTTGGTCCGATGCGTCAACATCGAATCAGTGGGGAGGGTGCAATCCTCCTCGCCTGCTCCTATTATTTATTGAAAATGTATTCAGCTAATATATTGACCTTTTCTTCGATAGTTTTTACCTGGTCAAAACGGTTTTTAAAATCAACCTCAGGCGGGTGTGTCACTTTAAAAGCTCTCCTGGGGATACCTATTCTGCCTGGATCTTATTAATGCCAGGCTGTCCTTTTGGAAAATCGCCATACCATTGATATTTTGATCCGTTATCTTATCTTAATTCAACAGCTATTGGCTGTAAAAAAATATCAAATGTTTCTGATCCAGATGCTTCCACTTTATACGCAATGTTCCCGCTTGAATCACATGGTACACGAACAACCTGCCTGTTTTTCCTGTCATTAACAGGCATGGGAGTTATTGTAGCAACCTCTTGCCCGCTATCCGGCCCAAATAGTTGAAGATAAGTATCAGACGCGGCGGAAGCTGAATCATTAACCTTCACCAACAAATGAACCGCTTTTAATCCTATTGGCAAGGCTCCGTTTGATTGTGCTTCCAAGTATATCGTTGTGGCTGTTGTAACATCGCTAAATGATGCACTGTTAAAGTTTGTAAATGGCGTCATTTCTTCCAGGTTTATTATTTCCCCACTCGGTCTTGAATAATTCCCTTCACCGATTGATGAGCCGAAAACAAGCATTGGTTGTGAGATATAAACGTCACCACTTGATTGTTCACAATAAATACGAATTTCAAACCGTGTCAACGAACTACTAATTGTTTTAGATAATTCGATCCACTCCCAAGAACCTCCGCCCGTATGATAACTACTATAATCTAACGACCCATCATGTATGTAAAACCTTAAATGATTTGCCTTTGATGTCTTTGCCCATATTCCGAATGTGATTGTCCGCCCTGCAAACTTTTCCAACCATTCACTATTTTGTTCTGTCCCGTCTAACGGCCATTGCAACCAATCAGAAGCGGCAGAAGGTGACATTTTTGATGCAAAATAATTACCTTCTTTCGTGTTTGACCCGTTAGGCTCGCGGTATATATCAAGTGTTGAATCTTTACTCCATCCATCCGCGCCAAGAACATCGGCCCCGATACAACCGGGCGTGACTTCGTAACAAGTAAAGGCCTTTATCTCTATATTGTTTCCTGCAAGGGACGTGCCTATCCTTATTCCTGCCCTACCGCTGCTAGTTGTAGCCCCTGCTGTAAAAACATAAGTATAAGTAACAAATGACCCTGTAATATCTTTATTCGCACTATAAAAATTTGTTGTCCCGTCATAGGCGTATAGTTTAACGTCTGATGGTGTCGCCGTTCCGTCTTTTAACTGTATGCTTATTCTGTATAAATGCCCCTTGGTGTAACTGACATTTGGGATATAAGCCCCTTCACTTGCTCCGTCTGTATCAAGCTCATAATGGTCTGTATCAAAAACAAGATGGCATCCGGTGTCTTTCGTCCAATCCCCTGTATCATCATCCGCGCAATCATCATCCACAATAGCTGACCCGTAATTTTCAAGCGTGGAGTTTGACCAAACGTCAAAGCCTGAGTTGGTTAATAGATTTTGAGGGGCTCTGTCATGCACTACCCAGGGCATCTGCTCATACCACACGCCGCTTGATGCATAATCATCCGGCCTGATCCGGTAAGGATGGTTTGTTGTTGCCTCGGCATCTGTCTCGCTGGCCTGGTATTCAAAATAATAAAATTCGTCATCGCTGGTCGCAACGATCGCCCGGTCGCCATCAGATAGGTCATTGACAGAATACGAATCAAGCGCCCTTGCCGCGCCTCCGGTCAACGCCGTGCAGTTATATGTAGTTACGGCCCCGGCAGATGAAGCCAGGAATATAAAACTTATAAATAGGGCTATAATTATGTTTCTAATTTTCATGATCAGCCTCCTCCTCTTTTATGGCTCCTGCCGTATTAATGGTTTCACCGTCAAGTTTAGTGTATAAATCAAGCACTATTGCCTTTGCCGCCAGATACGCCTGTTCCGGAGTCATTTTTTCGAGGCCCATAGCGTGACGGATATTATTTAGACTATTGACCGCATCCCCCAGCGTTCTGTCAAAAATTACTGATCTCATCCCTTTATCTCCCTATAATTCATACAGCCTGACAGGCTCTTTAAATTGTTGCCCATACTCCTTGTTAATAACTATAAATTTCTGTTCTGCACTTTTAATAAACCCCAGTAATGCCGTTTTGAAGCAATTCTCGTATGAGTCCGGTCCCCAGGTCTCCGGCCCCCAGTCATCGCTGTCCCCCCAGCCGTCACTGTCCCCCCAGGAATCTGCCGCGACCTCCCCCCATGCGTCAAAATTAAAGGAAACAATATCTCCCCGCTCAACATCCAGGAACGACACGTCTCCAACTAATGACGGCAATAAACGGGGCTGGCATAACATCCTGAGCATCCAGTTTAAAAGATAGGATGCCTGCTCCTCTCCGGTTACAAAAGGCAGCTCGAAATCCTGTTTCAAGTTGCCGTACTTGGATATGGATTCTGCATGAGACGCCCGCACAAGCGCGCGAAATGCTTCAATGCCGTTATCAGTCCAGTGTTTGTCGTAAACTGCTGTCAGGTCGTTCCTGATATCGACCCTCATGGTACAATCGATTATTATGCTGTCCTGATCCACTCTGTTCGCATCGATCTCTTTCACGCTGACCGCTGACTCATCTATATATTTCAGATGGTGCACCCCTGCTTCCCAGAATTGTATTGACTTGCTCTGCCATGCCGCAGCATCAAACAGAGCCATGACGTCCGGCGGCTCGGTCAGGCATATTCCTAGCACAAAAGTTTTTTCGGAATATTCCGTGCCGCTTGCGTTATAGCTGGTCGAGTGTATCTCGCTTGCTGTCAAACCTAGTTGCTCGAGTATCCAGTGCTTGAATATATGATCCGGCCTCTCGATCAGAGCCCCCGCTGTCCCCGTATATGTCCCTGCCCCATCATCCTGGTGGCCGTCAACGTCTGCACTCACCTGACCGCCGACCTCTGTGTCTGCCACTGAGTTTCCTGTCAATGATACCGTACCGCTTTTAGTGACCGTGCCACTCTTGCTCGCAGATCCGCTCTTGCTTGCAGATCCGGTCTTGCTTGCAGATCCGGATTTTGACACTCCGGTTGTGTCTGAAGATGTCCCTGTCGGTGTGTATTTTATTTCAGCCCAAACTTCGGCGACTTTAGCCGTTGCTATTGGTGTCCCTGTGACATCAACGGTGCCGACTGCCGCGTTGAGTTCCGCCCAAGTATTATAAGATGATCCTAATGCCGTCCAAGATGACTGTGATGTCCCTGCGGACGATCTCGATACTGACGCTCCGGCAAAGCTGAAACGCATCGTACCCGATTCAAAAACAGCAGCTAGATTAAGACATACGCGTATATGTGTTGGGGTCCCCGGAAAATCCTCATAAAATGATTTTTCTGTTTTTATCACGCCTGTTGCTGTGCTGAATAATGCGGCCGTGTCCAGCATTCCATCAGTGACCACTTCCGGATTATACACTGTCCCTGCATATTCATATGCGTAATCAAACCGCCACACAATAATTACTTCGGAGGTCGCGGAGTCGTGATCGTGCCCGGAATCGCTTATACCGATCGTGTCCGACACCCCGATCGTGTCCGACACCCCGATCGTATCCAGCACACTGATGCCATCAATAACACTGATTGTGTCATTAACGTCCACGCTCACCTGCTTTGTAAAATCCGGCCTGGTAGAAAAAGCGATCACGGCTCTTCCCGGATAATCGCCGTGTTCATCGCCGGTCTGGCCGGTATACGCCGTGTAATAACTGGACGGCACACGCACACCCCGTATGTATACATTATTAATGGCCTTAACAGCATGCCTCATAATATAGATATATTCAGACTGGATCTCTCCAACCTTTGCCCCCAGGTCATGGTCAACATCATCTGTCCCGTTGTGCCCCCTTGCGCTTATATTGAGAGCGTTTTCCGACTCATCTTTTGAACTATAAGTCATCTGTTCCGCGTCAATCTGTATTGTCCCGCTGTCCGGAAAAACGCTGACGTCCGTAAATTTAACTGTCCCTGTCGTTCCGGAGGACAACTCCTGTGCCAAGGTCGTAACCCCCCCCGCGTCTACTGCACGAAAGGGCACCCGTTTACAGCTTCCCCACGCCTCTGCCAGCATCTTACCCACATCGTCAGGGTCGGCTCCGGGATATGTGTTTGTATCAACAATCTCGTATGGCCATAGCGCCTGATACGCCATCACAATATCAGATATCCTCAACTCGACCGTTTCCCTGGTCATGCTTTCCAGATTTTCTATGCGGCCCTTAAAAATCTCCACGTCATCGCCTGGCGTCATGGCCCCTGTATGTATCTGCACAATTGTCACTGTTGCGAATGCCCAGTCATATACGCTGAGCATGTCACTGAACTTGTCAAACCCGCCCATCGGTACGCCGTTTGCCACGTACAGCACAAGGTCGCCCCCTAGCGTGACACACATCGGCAAAGATATTTCCCCGCATCGAATCGCGCTCCAGCTATTGATCAGAGGATCATACACCTTTGCATTAAATGTGTTGCGCGTAGGAAACGCCCTCGTTGATAAATACAATGACCTGCTGTCTGGTGACGTAAAGTCAATATCAACCAGCAAAAAGGGTTCAACTCCGAACGGAGCGTCAACCGCGATAGCTGTGTTTGTTGCCAGGCTCTTCATAATACCTCTATTATGCTGATATCTATTCCCGTATAATTCTTGTTTGAATAATCCAGCATCGGGAGCGTGTCGAACCGTGCCATAAAATAACTGCCGTCCTTGTCTTTAAAGAAAAACGGATACGACCAGTGGTTAAGATAGCCGATTGCTTCAACAAAACTTGCCAGATCCGTGCTGCCCAGCTTTAAAAAATAATTTCTTCGCCGTTTGTCCTCCCCTAAAAGGATCGATCTCTCCTCTCCACCTACAGACATGCTCCATAGCACATTGCTGTCAAACCCGTGCCCTGGGGAAGGGTCCGCCTGAATATTAAAAGCATATCCTTTGCTCATATATATCTCGGCGCACATCGGGTTGGTAATTGACGAAAGCGTCACTCTCCAGTATCTCTTGTTTTGAGCGCTTCCCAATGTTTTGATAATGTCACCATACCCGCTCTGTGCCCAGTCCGTAACCGCGTCGTTTATGTCCGCCCCGAAATTGTCTGTTGAGTATTGCCACTGCATATCCTTGCCGTCAAAATTATGATTCAGAATCGCCAGTAAATCCACATTAAGAGGCGAACTGCCCTGATCGACAAGAAACACCTTTGCTTCTGTAACAGTATCTTTCCAGTAGCAGTTTCTCGACCTGTCCCACAACCTGGCTTCCGGGTACCCTGTGTCAGCGTCGCCCGTAACAGACGGCGTGCCAAGCTCAAAAATATTATAAGGATAAATCGTGATATACTCACCCATTACGCCACGCCCCTGGCCTCGAGTATCTGCATTTGCCGTTTGATTTTACGCGCCAGATCATTGATGCCCTCATTAGATGCAGCCCCGCCATAATAGTTTACATTGATTTCATATCTCTTTTCTCCGCTCGTCCTGTTACGTGCCGTCTCTGCTGCCGTATTAACACTCTCTCCCCGGTGCAACTGATAAAGCCCGGTCCTGGGCACAAAATCGGTGCCGGACGCAAAGCTGTCTATAACCTTAGTGACAATCTGTCCCGGTACGGTTGTTTTTGCTATTTCTCCGACCCCGCTTAAAACATCTCCTGACGCTATCTTTTCAACCCCTATAGACAACCCCCCCAGCGCTGTCCCTATCGTTTTTCCGGCAATATCAAATAGTTTTTCCAATATATTATACAGCTTTTGAGCTACGGTACACACCGTCTCAAACGTGTTCTTGATCTGGTCCCAGTGAGCCCTTATCCAGGCTGTTACCATCACGGACGTATCTAGTATTCTATTAAACCAGTAAACAATAGTTTCGCCCGCTATCTGCGCCCATTCCTGCAACGTCCCATCTTCATTCATCTGGTCAATAGTTGTGATGACTGTATCAAGCTTTTCCTTCAGCCAGTCCAATACGCCCGCCTCCATAACCAGCCGCGCAAATTCCTTCCAGTAGGATATAAGCGATTCCACCATCCCGGCCCATGTCCCCTGCATCTTTTCGGACTGCCCCCCAAAACGCTCGTCCAGCCCCTCCATAATCGCCGCCAGCGTTTCATCGACATTGAGGCCAGCATTACCTATGTTACTCAACTCCTCCCCTGTCAGGCCCATCTTTTCGCGCAAAATATCAAACACCGGCACTCCTCGTTCCGCAAGCTGCAGCAGTTCTTCAGAGGTCACTTTGCTCTTTGTCTTGATCTGGCCGAGCGCCCTGGCAACCCCCTGAAGCATGTCCGCATCGCCTCCCAGTGCGGACATTGTGTCCACAAGCGTCGTCATGTCCGCTATCGTCGGTTGCAGGCCCATCGCCCTCATGCCGATAAAAGACTCTATTGCCTTCTCGGTATTGACCGGCATTTTCAGCGCCCACGCGTTCAGATCCTCAAACCATTGCTGCCCCTGTCCTTTTGTAATAGTGTCCAGGGATAATTGCATCTTTTCAAATCCCGCCGCAATGTTTACGGTTTCCTTTGCCAGATAGCCAAGCCCTAATCCGGCGATCGCCCCCTTCAGGCTGAAAATATTCCGTATTATGCCCTGGAGTATCCCGCCTGACAGCTTGCCCAGTTTATCGAACGCGCCGCCCAGCTTGCTCGATATCTTTTTGCCCAGGCCGTCAATCTCTTTTTCAGCGCCCTTTGCAAAGCTTTTTATGGTCGCGGTTCCGTCGTCTTTAACGATAAGCTCAATGCTGATATTATCGGCCATCTCGATCACCCTTTTGTAAATGTTCCATTATGAGTTCAATATATACCTGGCATTTTGTCAGCAGGTCGGGCCTGTCTTTTGCAGACACCTGATATACGTTAAAAACCGTATCAATTAGATTATAATTGACATTAAACCCGAACATTCCGCCCGTGACCAGCCCTGGGTTCATCTTGCCTATCAGCTCAACCGCCTGTGCGTTTTCAGGCATCAGCGGCTCAATGTACGGGCAATTATCACAGTCCCTCTTTGCTTTCGGGTTGCCTCCGACCAGGCTGTTTGCTCTATCGCACAGTTGACGGCACGGATCGTCAACGTCGGGATACATTAAGCGGAGTGCGATAAAGCGTCTGAGTTTTTTAATTCTTTTTCAAACTGCTCTTTCCTGAGCGCGTCATATTCCGTCAAATTGTTTATGACGAAATCCCCGAACCCATAACAATTTGTCAGCATATACAGCTTGTTTTTAGCATCGCACGGAATCTCTTCGCCATCAGGTATATCCGCATCAATTTTAATTGGGAACAATGTCTTGAGCATTGCCCCGTCAAACCCTTTCCAGTCCACAATATAATTTGCGATCTCCTTGTTAAGCCGATCCTCGTCTGTAACCTCGACCGGCTGGTGCCTTTTATAAACAGTCTTGGTGCAGTTTTTCCGTATTGTCTCCAGGGTCTTCAGTGGCACAAACTCCAGCGCGACATCAAACCCCGGTTTGAACGTCACCCATCCTGTTGTCTTTCTGTCCTGATCAACCAGCTGATTCAGTTCCATACTTGCCCTCCTTCACTATTTTTTTATGAGCGTTATAATAGAACTCCTTTATCAAAAACTTATGCTTTTGATCAGGGCCTGTGCTGTCGCCAAAATATATTCTGGCGTCCTGGCCGGGCTTCATCTTGATCAAGATATAGTCAGGCGTGATCTCTTCGCCGTCCACCAAAACCCTGAACACCCCTGCGCTCTTGTCGGCCTGTATATTAAGTTCCGGCATTGTGGCTCCTCCTGTTTTTATGAGTTCGGCACGAACACCGGGCGTCCATGCGTTACAAAATCGATTTTTTCTTTGATATACTCGTTAATAGCCACAGCAACATTTATCGACGGAAACATGACCCAGCAGTCATAATGATCGCCGCTTCTGTCGTCATCCGGATCATAAGAAAATAGCTCAATAAACCAATACCCTTTCGTGCCGTCCGTTTGATCCTCAAAATCATCAAACCAATTAGATCCGACCATAAACCCTTGAGCAGATCCTTGCGCTTCCCCTATATCGCCGTCAAACGATTTCCAATGGTCCTGGAACTCAGTGCCTTCAATAACGCTGATCGCAATGTCCAGCAGCCATTCAAACAGATACCCCGTTTTGACCAGATTGCCTGTCGCAATATACGCCCCTGTGCCCGACACAGTCGTAACTCCCGGAGCCCCGTCAAAATGGATCGTGCCATTTGCGTAATCAATGGACAGCATATTTACCGAGTTTGTCGGCGTAACGGTTATTGATGCATTCGGATTCAGGAGTCTTTTTGCGCTATCCGTAATTTGAGCATCGTTGCCGTTGACCGTGCATGCCTCACTCGATAGATTCGAGGCCGTGCCGTTCCATTTATAGACAATGCCCAGCTTGCCCTTTGTTTTGCTCATGATAATTTACCTCTAGCTGTTATATGTCAGAGCACCGTTTCCCTTGAAACTGATCTTGATCTTGATATGCCCGCTGGCCGCCACGCTTATTGAAATATTGGTAATGAGTATGTTTCCGGAATAATAAAGCGACCCGGTCAAGTAGAACGTGACATCCGTCAGTTCTCCCGTAGGGGCCGCAGTTATCAGCGCGTCATGCATGGCTTTCTGTTCTGTATTGGTCGGATCAAAAAAGCCTGTCATGTCCCCGTCCCACTCCGCCAGATTGCCGCCGACCTCCTTCCAGTCATCGCCAAAATCGGACAGGTCCTCTTCATCAATAGCAACATTGATGTTCCATTCGTGCATATAGGCGACCGCCACACTGTTCTTTTTAATAGTAGCATCCTTGCCTTTAATCTTTGACATGCCCCTTACCTCCTTTGTTATAGTTCCGCGAAGGGATAATCAAAAGATACCACCAGCTCCAGCTCTATGATCCCGATGGTCTTTCTTACCCCCCCGAAAAAATTATTGAATCCCTTGATATCTGTCTCCGGCCTGTACGGCCAGGTTGAATCCTGTGACAAACATTTCTCCATGTCAGCTTTCATTTTCCGTAAATTGTCCCATTGCTCAGGCTCCGCGTCCACATAACCCCATATCCATACATGCAAATCTTTTTTGCTGCGCCCGAAACTGTCGTCAGCCCTTTTGTCATAGTCCGAGTAAAACCTGATAGCCGGCCTGTTCGGCACGTCCACCAGCACCGCCGGGGACTCTATCGCCTCGGCAATATCAGTGCCAAACCCGTTTGCCGTGGTAATGCCTTCCAGGGCGCTTTTAAGGGCATTCATGATGGTATGCTCCCTCGATATATACCACTCATCGTCGCCGCCCCATTTATCGCCGTCGCCCCAAACGTCGCTCATATATTGTCAAAGGCCTCCGTGATCCGGTTTGTAATTATGCGCAATATGTTGCCCAGGTTGTCATCCAGCGCGGGCCGGAGGAACGACCGGCGCGGGATGTCCACCTGCCTGGTGTGCGGCTTGACAAAAACGGTTGTCGGCTCAATGGCCTTCCCGAACGCCTGCCGTATAACCCGCGTGTGGCCTTTTATGTTCATCGGCCCTTTAAACCCGAGTTCATGTATCCGGCCATACTTCACATTAGTCCCTATCCGCCCGATAATTCTGTCCCCCTTGATGGTGACGGAATGTGCCACCGATCCCCTCAGCCTGCCTGTCCTGCGGTTAAGCGCCTTGCCTGACAAATACGGAGACTTTGCCGTACCTTCCGCCAGGATCATGCCCTGCACCATGCCCTTATGCATGGCCGGGACAGCTACTCCCGGCATTTTCCGGAGCATTGCTTTTGATTTGTCAGACAACATGAGCCCAGCCTTCATAGCGCAAACCTTTTCTTGTATCTTTCAAGCGCCATTTTAACGGACGGCAGCAGGTCCTTTAGCATAAATGCCACCGGATCGTCCGCAATCGTCACGCTGGTCACGCCCAGGAGCGAGCCTCCTTCACCGCTCTGCTTATGCATCCACGCCGCCTGCTCAATAACCGCCTGCTCCAGGTCTTTCGGCACAGCGCTGTACCCGGCGTTATACTCCAGCTCGACATTCCCCCACCCCTCAGAAAACAGATAACCAGCCAGCCGTATTATGCCCGCCTTTGCGTCAACAACATAACCCAGGCTGTATATGCCGTCCCTCGCGTCAATCTCGATCTCGTTGATCCTGAGCGTCGTCACGCTGTTTATTGGGTATTGTGGCAATATAATTTGATCAAATCCGTTCCCGTCCAGGATCGCGTTGTCCGCGTCATAATCATCGGAGCTGCTGTCATAGCTGTAGTCCCTGGCCATCAGGTTCCGGCCCGTAAACGACTCAAACAGCGCAGTTGCCCTGTCTATCAGGTTTTCGAGCAGCGTGTCATAGGTCTCAACCGAGATGTTTAAGTATGATTTAAGGTTTATTAAACTCGTCAATGCGTAAGTCCCGACCGGCATGTTATTCCTCCTTTAAAATTACTTGGTTATACTGAGCCTGACCATCTTATCAGCTGGAGGCCTTTTTATTTCTTTTTTTCCCGGAGGCTTCGTTGCCGGTGTCACTTGCCCCGGCATCAGCCCCTTTAGTTTCTTCGTCTGGCGTTTCTCCATCGGTTTCCTCCTTTGTCATCTCTGTCGCGATCCCCATCTTTATCCATTTTTTTGCGTCAGCGTCCGGAACCTCCCGTACTGATCCCTGACCATAACCGTTAAATCGTGCCAAGTGTTCTATCAACATAATCATTCCTCCTTATTTGGTTTTCAAACATAGCAATCCACACCACACAAAACATTGCCGTCCCTGCCAGGTGAAAAGGGAAGTTGCCCATGCAGCACAGCACCACTGTAACCAGCCCGGTTATGGCAAACCTGCCCTCGGCAGTATGCCGCAAAACCAGAGCCCCCGCCCTGGCCGCATGCCCCAGGTAAAACAGCACCGCTGCCAGGCCAGCCATGCCCAACTCGAACCATACCTGTAAAAACTCATTGTGCGCCCTGTAAAAATTAAACCCAGCCTTGTGGTCAGGAAACAGCATGATCCAAGACCCCTGCCCGAACCCCATCAGCCATGACTCCCTGTTTACGCACAACGCCCATGCCCTGGCCCAGTTCATCCACCTGGTGTTCTCCGAGACAGGATCATAAATATTATATATTGCAAGCCCGGCCACGGCAGCGCCGACAATAACCAGCTTGGCAGGTTTCGGAAAGCCGCCCATCAGAATAAATATGCACAGCCCTCCCGCAAAAGCTATTAACGGAGTCGAGCTCCATTGAATATACAAGGCCCCTACAACAGGCAGCAGCCCCAACCATAACCGCCTGCGGAAAAACCCAGGCGCGCACATCGCCAGCATTGCCCCTGTCCATCCGAAATTGCCCTGACTTCCGGCTGGCTTTAAAAATGTTTTTCCTTCTATCGGAATATATATATAATCCCACTGCCAAATAGTCTGCGCCGATATTCTCAAGCATTCCGCCAGGGCCACCAGCACAAGAAAATTCAGCCATGTTTCCATCCTGGGTTTTTTAACAATAACCATCAGCATCAGCGCCA